ACGTTGCTGCTAATGCCCATATTGGTTTCGCTGGAAGCGGCAGCCCAGCCCGCAAGGTCCCCGGTGGTCCAGAACACTCCGTACCGCTCAATGTCGGTGCCGCTTGCTTCTGGAGCATTCCACGTCAGATAAACATTCCCATCGGTGTAAACGGTCACCATAAGACCGGTTGGCGCGTTCAAATACGGGTCAGGTACCGGGGTAGGGGTTGGCTCCGGAGTCGGGGTTGGCGTTGGCTCCGGAGTTGGCGTTGGTGTGGGGGTGGGGGTGGGCTGCGGGGTTGGCGTCCATGTTGCTGATGGTGTTCCCGGCGCAAGCTCGGCTGCAAAGTTGCTGATTAGGTAGTAGTGGTTGCCACCAAAACGGTCGGCCGCTGGGTCGCCGCAGCAGACGCCAGCACGGACTCGATACTCGCCAGCGGGCAGGGAGATGCGAATTGTTGAAGCAAGAGAGTAGCCGCCAGTGTGCTCGGTAAACGAGTCATCGTTGGCAGTAAGGAGCGTTCCAGTGCCGTCATAAAGCCAGAGCATTGAGTCAACTGTTCCGGGGCACCAGGGTGCAGTGGTGTCGTCGCACAAGTCGGTCCACAGGTGAAGCTCGCCCTGCTCTGGAAGATTAATCCAGAAATCTTGCGTTCGGTCGACATAGTTGTTTTGACTTCCAGATGCCGGGCCGGCAACCAGGCCATATGCAAGCGTCGCCAAGATAAGCCACAAAGTGGCGATGGTGGTCATTAGCTTAGTGTTCATTTTGCCTGCCCTGACATCCAGGCCATAAGGCCGCTAATGCCGGTTAGCCCAAGAATGCCAAGGACAAACTTGGCAAGTCGATATGCGCCACGAGTCTCTGCCATTTCAACGCGCATAGCAGTGATCTCTTCTTCAATTTTTTCAAGACGCTGGAGAATTTGTTGGGATTGGTTGGCAGTCACATCTGTACCTCAAACATTTAGCGCAAGCAGGGGTTGACGTACACAATATACATAATGAAAACGTAACGAACAACAAATAAAAAGTCTGCCGGCAAAAACCGACAGACTCTTTAATACAAAACGATGAACTAATTAATCGCTGATGCTGTTAAAGCTCACCGTTGTTGTTGGATGAACATGTTCTTCTGGCTTTGGAAGAGCTGCGACTTGCTTCTGCAGCTGCTCGATCTGCGCGCGCAAGATATCGTTTTCTAGCGTGAGCGCGCCAATCTTGTAAATCAACTGCTCGGTTGTGATTCGCTGGTCCATAATTACTCCTTTACTATTCTGGCTTTGCATACACTGTGTTGCAACCGCCGCACTCTGCTTCGTTTTCAGAAATAGGAAAACTGATTCCAGCAAGTTCGCAGCCATCCGTAGAGCAATTTACGTACCAGAAATTGATCTCAACAGCTTCACTCATATTCTCTCCTTAGGCGCTCATGTTGCCCATATAGACTACCGAGCATCCAGAAATCCTTGATCCACCAATGGTCTTGGATGACGATGAGGCGGATACCCGGAAAATCAATGCGTCTGCTGCGGTTAGGTACTGAATTGTAGAGATTGCTGGGGTGTCGTTGTTAGTGTTTGCCTGTGCCTGGGTTTCATTCCTTGCAACCACGGTTCCGTTTACCAAGACATATAGCCTGAATGCAAAACCAGTACCAAGACCGCCGCCGCTGGCCAGATGGCAGGTGATGCTGTACCAGCCGGTCAATGGGATGGTAATTGTTGACCCAGAGGACCAGTATGCATAGAGGGCAGTGTTCTTTACGGCGCTAGACCAGGTAATTGCCGTTGCAGATGCGTCAGTAGATGTGTTTACGGTTAGAGTTGTTGTTCTCTGAAGGGTAATTCCATGAACCAAATCGGTTGTGACCCCGTCTCCAGTAATTGCGCCAGCAACCGTTAGGTCGTCCGTTGTTGCCGGGAGCACAAGGTCGCTAAGAATTCTTACCATGGGGGTATCTTACCCTAGAACGACGACTCGGTATGTCCCGGCCAGGCTGATTGTGACGGTCAGGGTGTTTGTGGTTGCTGTTACCACGTCACAGAGCACCGCAGCATCGCCAGAATCGTACACGGAAACAACCACTGCCTTCGTCCCAAGGCTGTGGGTGACCGTCTTGGCCTCTCCGGCCGTCCAGGTAGCGCTGGTGTTATAGCGGAGTGCTCCACCGTAGGTTGAGGCAATAGCAGTGCCCTGCCAGGTGCCAGCAGAGATTGTGCCGACGGTTGTAATGCTGTCATCGCCGCTGTATGTTCCGCCAGCTACTGCGGCCAGGGTTGCGTTGTATGCCTGAACGTCCGTGCCAATCGCAAGTCCAAGGGCCGTGCGGGCATCGCCAGCGCTGGTCGAACCAGTACCACCGTTTGCAATAGCAATCGCGGTGCCGTTCCACACGCCGGTGGCGATTGTGCCAACCGAGGTCAGGCTTGATCCGGTGACTCCGCTGCCAAGGGTTGTTGCATTGAGGACGCTTGTTCCAGCAATCTTGTAGGCCTTGCCAGTAAGAAGGTTAAAGTCTTCTGACGAGGTCCATGCGTCTGTTGCGTCAACCCAGTTAAGCGTCTTGTCGGTGGTGCCTTTAAGAGTAATACCGCCGCCATCAGCGGTTGCGTCACTTGGCGTGGCTACCGATCCAAGCTCAATGTTCTTGTCGTCTACCGTGAGGGTAGTTGAGTTGATGGTGGTGGTTGTTCCGTTGACCGTCAGGTCACCAGAAAGCACAAGGCTTGTACCAGTTGCTGCGCCAATGTTTGGCGTGACAAGGGTTGGCGTGTTTGCGAATACAAGTGCGCCACTGCCTGTCTAGTCAGAGATAACGCCAGCAAGTTCTGAGGATGACGTTGCGGCAAAAGCGCTAAGCTTGTTTCCAGTAAGCGCAACCGTGCCAGAAGCATCTGGAAGGTTAATTGACCTGTCGGCAGTTGGATCAACAACATTAAGGAACGTTTCGAAGTCGTTAGCCGTTGTTCCTTCGAAATAAATTCCGTGCGTTTCTGGAAGGTAGATACCGTGAATTGTCGGCGTCTGCCCTGTGGCAGTGATGGTTGCGCCGTTAAGTGTTGGCGTATTGGCAAAGACTAGGGCGCCGCTTCCGGTTTCTCCCGTTACAGCGCTGGCAAGATTTGCAGACGATGGGGTTGCAAGGAAATCTGCAACACCAGTTCCCAGGCCAGAGACGCCCGTGCTGATCGGAAGGCCGCTTGCATTTGTAAGGGTGGCGCTTGATGGCGTCCCAAGTGCGGGAGTAACAAGCGTTGGGCTGTTGGCAAACACCAGAGCGCCTGTGCCGGTCTCGTCAGAGATAACGCCAGCAAGCTCGGCAGAAGAGGTTGCCGCAAAATCACCTAGCTTGTTTGAGGTGCTTGCCTTGCTTGCGGCCAGGTCGTAAGCAGACTTGACGGACGCTGGGACAGCGGCCGTAGTCGTTGAGGTGCTGGAGGTGGAGTTTTCAAGCTGTACGGCACCCTTTTGGCTGGTCGTGCCGTCCTGGATAGTAATGTTTGGCGTATTGCCGCCGGAAGAGGCGAGCGGGCTGGAGGCGGTTACAGAGGTAACGGTGCCACCGCCAGTTGCAAGCGTGACCCACGCAGCTCCGTCATAAACCTTGATGGCGTCAGAGACGGTGTTGTAATAAATCTGACCCTGAACTGGCGATGCCGGGTCGGTGGCAAGGTTCTGTAGCGTGGCGTTCTGCAGCTCATTTTTCTGAAGGTCAAGATTGGTTAAGAACTTCATGCTTCCCCCTTAGTTTAGGTATGCCTTACCGCCAAAGGCGGCAACGAACGTAAGCCGCAGGCTGTTGCTGTCAAGATACTCAATGTTGCCGTAAACGACACTACCAGCTGAATCTACAACCATGACAGACGGAAAACAATTCAAATTGTGCGTAACGCTCCAGGTAGACGAGGCAGTGTTTTGGCTGTGCGTATAGGTGGTGTGAGAAGCTCCGGTTCCCTGCGGACCTTGCGGTCCGGTTGCGCCCTGTGCGCCCTGTGGGCCCTGCGGGCCCTGTGGGCCGTCTGATCCAACAAAGCCATCATCGCCTTTTGGTCCCTGCAGCCCAAGGGTTCCTACCGTGACGCTATTGGTTGTCTGGTTGGCCGTAATTGAATTTGTTGACGGAGATACGGTAACAGTATTATCTGTAGCCGCTGTAATCGTTAAATTTATGTCTACTACGTCGACGTCTGGGCTCATCTCGTTACTTCTCCGGTGACAATAAAGTCTCCGGAGATAAGCCTGACAACGACACCGGCTCCAGAGATAAGCTCAAGATCGTAAACGTAATTGCCTGCCGGTACCGAGGCAAGCGTCGCGGCAGAGATGGCAATCGCAACCGTTCCAGCAGCCCCACCAAGCGTGATGCCAGAGGCATTAGTCAGCGACAAATACGGAGTTTCAGAGCCAAGGGTCTTCCGCACCTGCATCCTGGCGGTATAGCCAGTAATGTTAATCAGCACGTTTGAGCTGTCCCTATAGGTCAGCGTAGCGTTGTAGTTTGCTCCCTGTTCAGCGGTGATGTCGTACACAGAACTTGCCATGGTATATCCTATTGTTACACGATAACCGGATTAGCCGGTAAGGCCAGACCGCAGCCTTTTGAGGTTTTCAACTGCATTTTCGAACGCCTTGACCTGGTTGTCAATAGCTTCCAGCAATTTCTTATTGGCAACCTGCACCCCAAGCATGGCCGTTGCCTCTTCTTGCTCCATTTGCATGAGGCGGGCACGGATCTTGTTATATGCTTTACTGCGTCTTGGCACGCCTGAGGAGGCGTAGCACCGCATTGTCTCTGCGGTTAGGCCAAATACCGGCCCAGCAGCCGCGCAGGCGTCCTTAATAGACTTAAATTGCGGGTAGTCGCGTGCCAGCATACGCTGTAGGTCCCCGCCGTCAATCGGAACTCGATGCATAGCCACCTCAATAATAGTCGGAACAGGAGGCAAAATAGCCACATTCACAAATAAGCTTGCACTTAAACTCTTGCATTCTTGCTCCACAGTTGGCGCATTGCAGCACTACAAGCTCAGAAGCCGTGTCGCAAGGATAGCAAAGTTCGGGCTCCGCTGCATGGTTTTGACAGCGTTTAAACGTAGTTTTACATAGCCTGCATGTACGTTCATTAGAAATCTCGCAGGTGTCGCAGATACTGATCATGCAGATTTCCTTTGGTATACTACAACTATGGCAAAGCGTGGGCGCGTTGGCGCTGAACAACTGGGCGTACTTCGAGAAAAGATTAAAGGCCTGCACCTGCAGGGGGTTCCGATGCCGGAAATCGCCACTGCCGTAGACCTTTCGCCCGAAACTGTCCGGAAACATATCTATGCTATCAGAAAACAATGGTCTGAGGAAGGTCCGGACGCTGCTTCTAGCCGGATTGAGCTAATCCAGCGGGCAAACCTTATTGGCAAAATGGCCGCCGGAGGAGCCGCCCGCGCCCGTGGCTCAAAGGAGGAGGCAACTTTCCTTAAGCTGCAGCTTGAAGTGGTTGATCGACTTGCCAAACTTACGGGTGCCTATGCCCCAGAAACATCTTCCAGGCCAGGGCAGACAAACGTGGCCATTCAGATCAACACCGTTCACGAGATTGACAACCTTCCCCCAGCAGAGCTTGCAAAAAGGCTGCAAATGTGGGCAAGCGAAGTTACGGACAGCCTCAAGATAATTGAAGGGACGGCCACAGAAGATGACAGCGACGGTCAATAACAACTACCGGGAGTGGCTTAGGGTCAAAGCCCAAACTTCCGACGCTGCCTTTGCTGAGTATGTTAGCGGGCTGGTCTTTCCAAGGCATCTGCGCGAGATGGAGCAGTTTCTTGACGAGAACGAGCGCGGACTGGTGCTCATGCCCCGTGGCCACGCTAAGACTACGCAGTTGATTCATCGCGCCGCCCGCATGGTTGGCGTAACAAAGGGCAAGGTGCGCATTGGCGTTCTTACCGCAGTCATGTCTGACGCCCTGGCACGATCTAGGGCAATTAAGGTCATCATTGAGTCCCCGTACTTTGCCGAAGTTTTTCCCTGGGCGCAAGAAGGCGTTATTGGCTCCAAGTGGACCGACGAAGTGTGGACAGTGAAGGGGGCAAACCTGGGCAAGGACTCAACGTGCTTTGCCGACGGACTTGGCTCTATTAAGCCCGGAGCTCGACTTGACATTCTTTTTGCGGACGACATGGTGGGCATGAAGGAAAACGCTACTGCTGTTCAGCGCCAGAAGGCAAGTGAAACGTATTGGCAGGTTGTCGACCCCATGCTTGTGCCCAAGGCAAAGCGTTGGTACATCGGCACGCGCTGGCACGAAGATGACTTTTACGCCGAGCTTATTAAGAAGAACGTGCCGCACTATCAGCGACGAGCGCTCGAGGAAGACGCTGTTCTCTGGCCGGAAATGTACACCGTTGCCGACATGGAGCAAAAGAAGATGGAGCTTGGCACGCCAATCTTTATGTTGCAGTTCCAAAACGATGTTACCTCAATGGGCGGCAACATCTTTAGGTATGAAAACTTTCAGCGTGTCGACAAGGTCCCAGAAGGATCACGCCGCCTAGGCGTAGACCTTGCATCCTCAGCCTCCCAGAGAAGCGACTACACCGCTGCTGTGGAGATTGTGGTAGACGACCAGCACAACATTTACATCATCGGCAGCTGGAAGTCTCGGTTGCAGGAAGGGCACAGGGCTTGGTTGACCGGCATTGACGGCCAGGGAAACCTTGACTACGACTCTGGGCCCCGCGCACTATGGCCACAACGACTCGTTGGCCTCAAGGGGCTTGACCCGGAGCTCGACGATGCTCGCTTCTTTGAGTCGGTCAACATTGAGGCCGTTCAACATCAGAGTACGTTCGTTCGAGAGATCTTGTCCACCACAACCCTGCCGGCAAGGCCGATTCGCCCGGACCGAGATAAGGTCACGCGCTCCAGGGCTCTTGCGGCAAGGTATGAGGCCGGTAAGGTCTTCCACGTAAACAACGCCCCTGGCATTGATGACCTTGAGATGCAGCTGCTTGCATTCCCAAACGGGTCACACGACGACGTTGTTGATGCGCTAGTGTACGCAGCCGATCTTGGCGGAGACGGCTTTTACTTCACTGCAGCTAAGCGCTACTAGCACATCCACCAATCATCCGTGCAAAGATCCGGGGCAAACTCATCCCCTGAGAACATTTGCAGCAAAGCCTTGGTGGTCTTGAGCCTCTGGGCAATGGTCATGCTGCTAGAAGTCGCCTCCATCACCATATTCAATGCCTCTTCGGTAGTGACACCGTTTTCTGCTGCGTAGGCTGCAATTGCCCCCGACACATACGGAGCTGAGAACGACGTTCCGCTTACCAACCTCTCGTCGGTTGGGCCCATGGCCAATACGTTGGCGCCCGGGGCATACAGCCAGACGCAATCTCCGTAGTTTGACTTAGTCCACGGAAGATCCAGCCACGTGCTTGCGGCTACCGCAACCATCAGTCCGTCGCCACAGCCCATTCGGGATGGTGAATACTTAGCAGCGTTTGCTCCATAGTTGCCGGCGGCAATGATTACTGGAATCCCAAGGTCGCTAATGGCCTCTACGGCCTTGTCTACTGCCTTGTCAGCCTTTCCGCCAAAACTAATATTTACAACAGAGGTGTCTGGGCTTGCATTAGTTGCAATCCACTTAAGTCCAGCCAGGATTGCCGCCCTCGTGCCACCTCCACTGCAATTAAGCACACGCACGGGAACAATGGTTGCAGCCTCGGCTACGCCATAGCCGGCTCCGGCAATAAGAGACGCCACAGAAGTTCCGTGGCCCTTAGCGCAATCAAGGGTGTTCTTGCCAAAGCTATGAAAGCCAGGGGCAAGGTTTTCAATAAGCCCGTTGTCGGCAATACCAGTATCTACAACGTATACCGTGATTCCAGCACCCTTACCGGCACCGCTCCAGACAAAACCGTCACGAACGTAGCCGCCACGCCAAAAATTATCTGGCTCAAGGATGCGGTCTCGGGCCCAGTCGTCTTCTGCTTGCGCAAAATACTCTGGGGCCGGAGAGCAGGGGACAATAATGAGCGCTAGCGCAATAATGAAGTTAAGCATTGGTTACGCCTCGATCTGTTCGGCGTTTTCCCCTAAGCTTGCATACACCGGCATGCCCGGCTGAAAGTACGCACCTTCAACATTAAACGAGATGTACTCGTCAGCCTCAAGATACGGGTCAGAGTCTTCTGCCTGATCCTGATCGATGCTCTGCTCCTGCTCAATAATCTCTTGAGCCATCTTCTTGACCATCTTATCTCGGTCATAAATTGCTACCGTAAGCTGTCCGTCAGATCCATGAAAGATGTTTCCGTGTCCAATAAGGCAATCGTCCCATCCGTCGGCGTACAAAACGCCTTCGATCTTTTCAGTTACTGAGGCCATTTTCAACTCCTAAATACAAAGACCTGCCTTTTCTTGCAGGAAATACAGTACGTTGAAGCATGTAGCTCTGACAACGTATTGGACCTGACTGAATCCTTAGCCTCAATCCTGCCACAGCGGGAACAAATCCATCCCCCGCTGATCGTTTTCTTATCTACAACAACGAGCTTGTACTGCCAAGACTTGCGCTTTGGGTCTACGTTCTGCTGGTGATCAATAACATGACCAGCAGTCCTGAGCTCTGCAATCAGAGCACCAAATCGCTCCCCCTCAGGAAGCTCGTTCTGAACCAGCTTGGCATCAACCCAGCTGTTTTGATAGCGCTGCAAAATGGCCAGAACTGCTTTCGCGTTCTTGCTAATCACTTTGCACGAACCATCTTATTAATAAAGGTGTGGTTCGCCCAAGCGTATACAAAAAGCTGAAGGTCCTCCACATCACTGCCGTTGTAGGTCGTTGCAACGCGGTCGTTTGGGACGTGCATTGACACGTGGGCTCGAATCTTCTGCGTCTTGCGATCCCTGGCGATAAAGCAAAACCCTTCGTAGTCGGCGTCCTTGCCGCCAAGAACCGGCGCAAGCTTCTTGGAAACCGTAGTCAAGTACTCTGCCAGCTCGTCGGAAAGGTCAAGCATGATTGCGCGCTCGGCCAAGGGGCTAGGAGTACTCTTTGGCTTTGGCATCTTGCTGCTCATTCGGCACCCCCTACCAGCTTATTGACCAATTGTTCCGCATGCTCTGCGGCAGTATCCGTCTGATTTGAAAGGCCTTGGCCGAGCACAACTCGTTGCACCCGGTCAATTACTGCCCAGAATACCACGCTATGCTCTCGGTCGTTTTCTAGGACGATCCAGAGGTCATCCCTATTCACCTTTGGCCTCCTGCTTTGGCGGGTATTGGGTAAACTCAACAAGTGGGCAGCCGCTGTCCCAGCAGAATCCGCCCTCTTCAATTGTTGCTCCGGCGCAGTTTAGGCACATCATATCTACAGCCTTTTGCATCCTGGTGACCATCTTGCTTTCTGCAAGAACGACACGCTTTGCTCTCGTTGGGCTTTCGGTAATTGCTAACTTCTGCAGAAGCTCACTGCTATCTTTGCCGCTCTTTAGGCAATAGAAGTCAACAAACCTGGAAATGAACTGAGGCACAATCCTGCGGTGCCCGTAGACGTAAGCTGCGATTGTCCGGTGACTGTACCCGCCCATCTCTTCAGCTAGCTTCTTGGCCGCTTCGCCTCGATTAAAGCCCGGGTACATCTTTTCAAGTTCGTCTTCGAGCTGACGGTACGTCATCACCACAGACTCGCGCAACGACACTAACGGTCCTCCGCAAGCAAGCTTTCTTCAAGTGGCCTGCCCCAGAGCCCGCGCCGGAGCGCAACGGCAATCAAGGCGTAGTTTGCAATGTCGAGCAGGGTATCCTCAAGCGACTCCTCGGTGCTGTAGTCCATGTCGCTAAGAACAACCTTCCCGTCAATCACCCTGCCATTCATAAACTTCAGGGCGCGAGAAACCTTGTCGAAGGAGATGCGGCCAATCACGCCGTACAGCCCCAGGTGCTGAATGTTTGCGTCTCCGTACCGGCGCTGCTTCTCAACCAAGAGAGAGAACGCCTCTGAGTAGATCCTTTGAAACTCGGACTCAAACGATCCCTCTACAAAAAGATCTGGGATTGCGGTGAGCTGGTGGTCCTTTGTGTCGCTCAAGTTACCTCCTTGCGTTTAGTGCTCGCTTGATTCCAGTCTCAAGATCGACTTTCGGTGTGTATACCTTTAGCATAGAGGAAATGTCTGCTACGCGCCAGTTTACGCCCTCTGGCTTGTCTGTTAGAAACTGAAACTTCGGGAAGTACCCTTCCGCCTTGGCAACCATTTCTCCCAGCTCGCGGAAGCTTGTACCGTGTCCGGTGCCAATGTTGAGCGGCCCACGGTAGTCTTGCTTCACTGCCGCGTCAACGCAGCCAACGACATCGCTAATGTGCACAAAGTCCCTGGTCTGGGTTCCGTCGCCCCAAATAACAAATGGGTTTTCTCGATTACGTCCCCGCTCGATGAACGATGGGAACGGATAGTCTAGGGCCTGGTCTTCTCCGTACCCGGAGAATGGGCGGAACACGTGCGTGCGCACACCCTCTGCCTCGGCAAATTGCGCAAGGTACTCTCCCGTAAGCTTTGACCAGCCGTAGGTAAGGTCTGGGTTGCGGATATTACTAAGGTTAATGTCTGCCTCTGTAAGCTTCTTGTGTGACTGCTTGGTCTGCAGCTCGATTGGAT